TCACTTATTTGCTAAGACCTCCTTTGCAACATAGTCTTTCGCAAAAGCAATATTTTTGACTTGCCCATTTTTAGTGGGAATCAATCGTAAATATTTTTCACTTTTTCCGCAATCTTGCACAGGTACCAAATAACATTCATTATCAAACCAAGTGCAAAAATAATCTATACCATCATCTTTATAGTGATGCACTGTATTTCCTTTTGCGGTAATATGAGTTGAACTCGTTTTGAAGATAATTTTTTCTCCATCGGTATGACTGGTTTTGACTTGAATTTTCAGCAACTCTTTACCAGTATCTAAAATGAAGTCATATCGAACTGGGCTTTCTGGTGTAGAAACCATATAACCTAATTCTAAAAAGTAAGTTTTACACTTTAATTCTGTAATTGTTCCTTTAATATTTGTATCCATTACTTTTTACAAATATGGTATTGCTCGATATGAGGGCGGCGCTCTAAACCAACTGAGCTACTCGGGCATATAGTGGGCAGTTTCTGTTCATGCCCAGGAACCCAATCAGCCGATTGGAGTGTCCTCCGAAGTGGATTTAACAAATACAATCATAAGCAAAATCCTCCTTTGTTAGGATGATGGCGACTCCGAGGGGACTCGAACCCCCGACCTCCAGCGTGACAGGCTGGCATTCTACGCTACTGAACTACGAAGCCATATAAATGATGTTGGACAGCTATCCTCTAATATGCTCTTAAGCCCTAGGGTCACATCAACACCCGAAGCAGTTTCTCCATCAAAACTTACTACTTAAAAAAGCGATTCTTTCGTCTCCTCTTCCACGCCCAGGTTTTCCGCTACAAGGTACTGGGAACATACCTTTATGGCAGCTTCGACGGGATTTGAACCCGCGATTTCCAGTGTGACAGACTGGCGAGAACTCCAGGCTTCTCTACGAAGCTATATGTAAGATACTATAGACTAAGCGGACACATTTTTCAGAGCCACCTTTACTGCCGTAGGCATTTTACAGGGGAGTGTACCTCTACTTTCGTAGGATGTCCTTATGCTTTCCATAAGTAAGCCCCAAACCAACCTCATTTACCTCAGCATCTTAGTCGGGCGATTGGACCTGACCCGTTTCAGTATCTTTGCGGTAGCGAAAGTCTATTGGCCGCAATTTGTCTGCTCATTCGCTTGTGTAAGTTTACTTTGCTTCTTTATATAGCGTTTTCCACTAAAGCCACATATCCAAGGCATCAGTATTGCTCTGCGTATCCTCAGCCGGTGGTAGTTTAACTTACAAATCCATGTTAACGCATTTGTGGGCTTTGCCCAATGGTGACCCCGCCGGGAATCGAACCCGGGTCTTCGGCGTGAGAGGCCGACGTCTTAACCGCTTGACTACGGGGCCAGATATTGGGCAGTTGCGCACCCGCCCAAGAGATTGTAAGGTTTCTCACACCGCTCGGCATTTCCTCTCAACCGCAGCTCTAGGAGACATTCCCGCTTCGTTTTTGTAAGGCTCAAGAAGCGTTTTTCTCATACGCGAACAAACCTCTGAGTTTTTCGCAGGTTCAGTCATGACTTCCCACTGTTACTTCGCTCCTGGTGACCCCTGGGAGAGTCGAACTCCCGTCTCCGCCGTGAAAGGGCGGCGTCTTAACCGCTTGACTAAGGGGCCAAATTATTCTTCATCAATGTACCTCGGGTCTTCAAGAGAGTCATTGTAAGCCATCCAGGCTTCATACATTTCTTCATTGTAGACTTCTTCACACTGAATCTGAGTGTCAAAATCATCAAATTTCTGCATTTGAATTACCTCTCTTTCTTTATCTTACATATATATTATAACATATTTTTTGTAAAAAATCAAGAAAGATTTTTTGATTTGGAATGGCGCTAGCAACCACTTCTCAGCATCCAAGGTGCCGGAGCATAATAGGGACCATGCACTGAAGCCCACGGCTAGATTGTCCAGTTCGCCGCTACCTGTGAGTCATTTGTTGTCAAGCCGACCCTAGCCTCAGACTCATATAAAGTCAATGGTGGAGAAGATGGGTCTCGAACCCACGACCTTTTGAATGCCATTCAAACGCTCTCCCAACTGAGCTACAACCCCATATTAAAGATAACCTACTACAAGTGCGGTTACGAATTCTTTACCGCGTCGCCGTTCCATGGACGGTGAGGACTATTCGCTCGTTTCCTCCCATCTTGTCTCGGTTGAAGAGAACATCGCTCCAAACTCTCGGCACACCCCTATAGCCAGGCCCGGTTTAGCTGCCTATAGCTATTACTCATGTACTCACTCTAAACCATGTTATTCTCTGCAATGTTTTTTGTCGGGCTTTCCCCGATGGTGTCCCAGGCGGGACTTGAACCCGCACGTCTTTCGACACTACACTCTGAATGTAGCATGTCTGCCTATTCCATCACTCGGACATATTTGGCGGAGGGGAGAATATTTTACCGCAGCAGTTTGCAACCCGCATTGGGAACTTCGCTTTGGCTATCCGGTATTAACGCGTATGACCGGCCCTCTTGGTGGGGATAGTGGGACTCGAACCCACACGACCTCTCGGTCATCAGATTTTGAGTCTGACACGTCTACCAATTCCATCATATCCCCATGTTAAACGCATTTTAGGGGTCTGCAGCCCCGCACAGCAGCATCACTGGCGATTCTAATTCTTCCGGCAATGAATCAACTAAACACACCATGTATCTTTACCGCCCCATTTAGGGCTGTTCCTGTTGCGGTAAGGCCGTACCGGAGCGTTTTAGGGCACTCGCACAACCGTCTTTCTTCTTTTGGAGTTCAGTTTATAGTCCCAACTCATAGCAAACTCAAAGACAAAAACACTACTAAAGGACTTAACTTTAATAAAGAGTTATCATACATCTCTATCGGCTAATATTATCAACGCCATCTCTTCTAATCGATAACCCACTCACCTTAGCTTACACAGCCAGGAGAGATTTCTCCGTACCGGACTCGAACCGATACAACACCTATTACTTCGTGCGTTCTCGCCATTAAACTAACGGAGCTTTTATAAATCTAATATGTTTTCCGCTGGAATCGAACCAACATCTACGGCTTCCCTCGCCGTCGCCCTACCCTTAGACCAGAAAAACATATGGTGGAGAAGACGGGACTTGAACCCGCGACCCCCTGCTTGCAAGGCAGGTGCTCTCCCAACTGAGCTACGACCCCATATTGCAACTTATTTATGTACTGATGGAGTTGCCAACCACCCTGGCATAAGACTTTAACCTCGGACTTCGACCACTTGATTGAGGGAGGATACTTATTTCTCGTAGTTTCCTCAACAAACGCCCAACTATCGTATGGACACGAGCAATTTTTCTGCCCCCAGCCGCAACGCTGGGCATCGTGGTGGGGAATAAGGGACTCGAACCCTTACACCTCACGGTACTGGAGCCTAAATCCAGCGCGTCTGCCAATTCCGCCAATTCCCCAGGCGGAGTGCCCCACGAGTTTTATTATACTCTCGACTCTGGGGCGGTACTTGAGAGTGTACCCGCTTATATTTGGTTACCGGAGAAACGGTGTACTAAAACCTCCGAGCGAGAAAATCCTCACAACAACAAACGCCTTACGGCTGGCTGCCCCGGTGGGGCTCGAACCCACGACATCCAGATTAACAGTCTGGCGCTCTACCGACTGAGCTACAGGGCAATATTTAATTTCTTTCTTTATCTTACATATATATTATAACATATTTTTTGTAAAAAATCAAGAAAGATTTTTTGATTAGTTTTTCCTCCGCAGAGAGGGAAACTATCAAACCCACACTAGCATTGGACTTTACCATCCGCCTTAACCCACCTGTTAAGTCCATAATCCTTAGGGGCGAGCCAATCATCTTTCGTTCTTGTAGCAAACGACAAAGGGTGGCTGCTGACCATCTCAAACGCTGTAGCTCTATTATCCGGCAATACGGCTACTCAGACCGGCACCTCACATCAAATACTTTGGCAGCTAACCCATTTCTTATCAGCCTCTTGGTACTTTTTCAAGACGGGATTTTTTCGATATACGGCGTTCTATCCAGCTGAACTACTCCCGCATAAGCGGAGCGGGAGGCAGGACTCGAACCTGCGACTTCCGGCACCCCAAGCAATCGTTTAATTGCTGTTACCGTCTTTTTAATGGAAAAGGTTGTATGGAATCGAAAGCGATTCGTGCATATCACTTTCTTTACCTTACATATATATTATAACATATTTTTTTTGAAAAATCAAAGAGAAATCTTTTTACTTAGTTAATGGAGGGCATTGCCACGCCATCAACCCAAGTGTTAGCGAAAACAGCTGCTTCCTCTTCCTCTTCCAAAAGGAAAGAGTGCTGCTCGTAATCTTCATCAGAAACCTCATAGATTTCACCATCTTCGTTGCGGTCCAGAGTCTCGGGGAGTTCACCGCCAACGATTTCATCAGCAATATCATTCCATTCGTGATACTCGTGAATTGCGCATTTGACACCGTCCTCGCGAGCCATCTCGATTACATCGTCGATATCGAATACTCCGCCGCAACAGCCGCAGATAATTTCATCTCGATAAGCGATACCGGAAAGCCACTCGCCGGGATTATCGGGGTCAGCGAACACAACCTGCGTAGGTCTATCAAAATAAGATTTTTCCATAGCTATCATTTCCTTTCTTTATCTTACATAAATATTATAACATATTTTTTTATAAAAATCAAAGAAGTTTATGTTGCTGGTTTATAATAACCTGCACATCGCAGCTTATCTAAAGGAACTGGTTTACGGTCAGAAAAATACAGAATACCTTTATCGGTCACTCTATATTTCCCGAGTTCTTGATGCCCATCTTTGAAAATAAGTAATAGTTTTTTACCTTTTACAAAATGTTGATGCATAAATACCACATTCCTTTCTTTTGGCAGGGGAATAGGGACTCGAACCCCAACAAGCAGTTTTGGAGACTGTCGTACTAGCCATTATACGATTCCCCTATATCAAGGCACTAAATTTAACTGCAATGGGGATTTGAACCCCAACTTTCACCGTAGGAGGGTAATGTCTTAACCATTTGACTATCGCAAAAATTTGTAGTTTGCTGTAAGTGCCTTTCTTTATCTTACATATATATTATAACATAATTTTTTCAAAAAATCAATTAAGATTTTTTGGGAAAGTAATATTTATAAAAAATTAGAAATTCAAATTGGGCGTTTCCGCCCAACCGAATTACAAACCGAGCTTTGCCATCAAATCATTAACTCTGGCACGCTCTTCATCAGAGATTTCGGCAGGCTGGAAAGCACTGGCCGCAACCACAGTAGAAGGTGCGTCATCCTCAAAGTTAAAATCTCCTGTTGCCGGGGCATCTGCCACAGCGACCTGAACCTTAGGACAAGTCAGAGAAAGTGCAATTTGGATACGTTCACCATTCTCCTGTGTATAAACGTAAATTTTCTTGTCATATTCTCCAATAAAATCTGCCCCGAATGCCTCTTTGATTTTGTTAATGACGTTTTGTTTTCCAATAGCTCCACGTGCCATAATTATTCTCCTTTTATTTCATAATGTTGTGAAAATAGCATATTATAATTTAAGTTTTCTAATTCCCAATATGGAATTCTTACTAAAGGAATAGATAGACTTAAAGCATAATGATTTTTAATTTTATCAGATTCTTGGGTACGACTTAACTTTTCTCGTTCCCAATTACTTTCTTTATAATGTTGCTCTCCATCGAATTCAATTAAACGAATTACTTCATTATTATCATTTAAAATAGCAAAGTCAAATCTTTTATTACCCAAATTTATTGGTTTATATTCTCTAATGTATGATATATTAAATTGCTCTAAAATATCAATAATTTTTTGCTCTCCACGAGAAATTCGAGAAATACATCCACAACTTTGAGTATTACCACTTCGCAAATCTGACCCACTAATAGATTTTATATTACCACATTCACATTGGCATATCCATTTAATACGTCCAAAACTATCTCGTTCTTTATCCATAGATAAAACAGTTAATTTTCCATAATGATTACCAACTTCATCTTTTGCAATAGCTTCAAATACTCGTTCATTGCGTAAGCAACCACAACTTTTTGTAGCTCCATTTTTTAGACTCAATCCTGCGATTACTTTCTATTTTCCACATTCACACTAACATAGCCAATAAGAACGTCCATGCTTTTTAGATGCTTCAGCATCTTTGGAAATAACTGTTAATCTATGAAATACTTGCCCAACTAAATTTTCGCTTTTAGGCATTTTTCTCACCTCTTTCTATTATATATAATTTTTAAGATAAGAAGATTGAAAAATTTTACCCAGAAATTTTTATCTTTTAATCCATATCTTCATAGCAGCCGCGGCAATACCACCGGCCATTTTCTTCGTCATTTTTTTCGGGGATGAAGACTTTGTCTGCTTCATAGTAGACACCGCCGCAGCAATCACAGACGAAAGCGTGTGCATGAAAGCAAGCATCACAAATTAAATCTCCATCGTCTCCAACGCAAATTGCATCATCTACATAAATTCTTGCACCACAACAGTCACAAGAACTATATACATCATTCTCCTCAGTACCATACTCCAGCTCACAGTCATCGCATCGCATAGTCTCAGGATTACTAATTAACTCATCGCCGCAATGAAGGCAAGGCACTTCTTCGCCAACTACTACTGGATTTTCCAACAGATGAGATAGAGAATGATAACTATATGGGTCGAAAATTGCATAATAAGGATATTTATAACAAGTAGACTTCAAAATATCGTTATAATTCAGACAATTGTGTCCTTCTTTTACAATACTTCTAATATCTACCAGCTGATTATCATATACCAAATAACGAGTTGCTAAATCATATGTAACATCCATAGAAGTTGCGTCATATGGAACATATGAGTCTACGTAATCAGCTCGCCATCCTGCATATTTATAAGTACCATATCCAAAAGGCTTTTCTGCAATCATTAGATTATTATAAATATTCAATACGGTATCAATACCGCTTTTAGAACTAAATGGATACTGACGTCCAGCAAACATAATATCATCATTCTCAGCAACATGAATTAACATACGCCACTTCTTAGAATTCCATTCTACTGGACCGAACCCAAATAGTTTTTGGTTATCTGCGCCTTTCAAATAGACCATAAAGGTGGTTTTATCAACCATATAACTCAGATTGCCTGCACGGTATTCTCCATCCAGTGCATGACAGCTACGCCAGTTATATGTATTCTCACTACTGGACAGAAAATCAAGAGGATGAACAGAGAAACATAAAGTTCCCTTAATCTTATTCTCTTGGATAATATTACTTGCCATATCTTGAATGCTTCTCAAAGCTGCCTTGTTAGGCTCAAAATACTTGAATGCTTTGAGTAATTTCATTCCGGTCGGAATACCCTTCTCACCGCAGGTCTTAATGACTTTATTTTCAAAGAAACCATCCAAATTTTCATCTATAAATTCAGCCAAGTTAGGATTATTAAAAGTATCAGAAACAGTAGTCGCAAATTCCATTGCTCTCATTCGCTTCTGGTTTTCATCCAAAGTAAATTCAATCGGTTCAGACCATTCATAGATGAGTCCACCAAATCGCTCAATAAACTTCGCTTTATTAGCTTCCCACTCTCTAAAAAGATAATCAACATTGGGGTCAGGTATATTTTGAGAAAAACTAATTACTGATTTAAACTGCTCTCTGATGTCTTCGTACATAGGCCTTCCGCACACTCCTTACACATTTTTTTATCATCTGCAGGGTCTGCGATTTCATATGCCTCTTGGCAGATATTGCACCAACTTACATTTCCGACAATACAATCGGGGCAATAATATTTCTTTTTGCCGTCAAGACCCTTTACTGGGAATAATTCTTCTTCCATGAACAGCTTTTTGCATTTACTACAATGCTGTCCATATACAGTATCGCTAGTCTTCCACCAAGCAGAAGCCGCAATATTCAATTCATCATACTCGAAGTCAGGAATGTCCTTTTCATCGAGCATCTTTTTAACTTTCTTAATTGTATCAAATAGTGGTCCAACATATAGATGTTCAGCATATGAGTGTTCTTCCTCATAGCCAACAGACAAGTTAACACCACAAACTAACCATTCTCCCATTAAAAAACTAATATCAGAGAATGAACCATATTTCTCACAGAAACCGAATGATTCAACATAATCAACAAATTCAGGGCAATAACAATCGTAAAATACGCAATCATTACTACCACGTCGGTCAAGTTCAATCATATATTTTAAGTTTGGAATGGGACAATCTCGCATCGCAAGAGTACTTGCACCCAATCCACCCTTCTCTTCATCGGTTGTAAAAATCACCGAGGGTCTATATCCATCTTGCAATATTTTCAAAATTGCAAATACGCCTGCTCGGTCATCGGCACCCAAACCATCTGGGCTCCACAACACGCCTTTTCTTTGGTCATAATATAAATTCGATACAGGAGTCTTGTACACAGTGTCTAAGTGAGCAACAAGTGCAATCGGAATATCTCCAACAGCAACCAGATAATCTTTCGTGAAGATTACCTTATCATATTTTGCTTTTAGATACTGAGCCATAGCCTTCTTTAATTCTTTTTGACTCAAAGATACTAAGCGTTCAAATAGCTTGTAATCACTATCACTTAGAACTCGCATAAGTATCCTCCTTTTATCTCTTATATTATATTATACCATTTTTTTTAATTATTGTCAATATCGTCCTTCTGGTTGCGACGAAGGTGCTCTTTTCGAATCTGGTCGGCAAACCTAAACGCGCTCACACACAAATGACATCCTGAGCCAGACCAGCATCGTTGGCCGCAAGTCATTCGTCTTTCTCCCAATTCTTCTGGAATTGCGCGATTATCAACGTTGAAATCTAACTTTTTAATAATTAGATTCAAGTTACCGGGCCATGTGCCAGACTTATAAGTATTCAATAGAACCTCTTCTTCCTTTAGGGTAGCGCATTCATCAAACTCAAAACAGTTGATGCGGGTTGCATATAAGTTAGCATCTTCCGGGCGCACCCACTGGCCGCACATACCGTGTGTCCCATTGGTTGGGAGATATGCAGGATGCGCAACATTAACCACCATTCGCAAAGGAATTGGTGTTGCATTTTCCTCGACACTATCATCATATGTATGGGGAACAATCTTATCCAAATCAAATGTTAGCGGAGGACCAATCATCAGATAACTTGGATGCAAATTAACAATCATTGATAACTCATAATAAGATGTAATTGGATAAGGCCAATACCATTTGATACCAGCTTGATTAAATTCAGCAACTCTACTTAAATCATGAAGAGCGATATAGAATTCCGCAAACTTCTCACTATACATTTCCCATAGCTTCCAATCGCCTTCATGGCCGGGAACATCAAGAATTACTGTCTTTTCAGGGTACTTTTCAACGAGGTCAAGAATTCTATCCTTATCAGCATATGCAAACTTGATTTCGTCAGCAATTTTAATAACTGAATATGGCTGTCTGCCACTTACACAAAAACGCATATAATCACTCCTTTATAATATATTATACAAAATTTTTTCATGTTTATCAACCATTCGCTCAAAAAATTAGTTGGAGGCCTTTTCGTTTTGGGCTTGTCGGTCCCCACACCCCATGCCGGCCGG